CCGTGATGACTCCAGTCGTCGTTACGTCTGCGCTTCCCCAATCCACCGACGACAAAAAAGCCCCACCATTTAGGTCTAGTGTGTCTAATGTTAAGTAGGAATCTATTGAGGTGATTGTATTTTGAACTGAGATAGTCCCCGACGCTGATATGGCCCCTGCATTTGTTATATCAAAGCCACCCATGGCCAAATTCCCAGTCATAGCTCTGGTACCGCTTGCTAGTAAATATTGAGTGTGGTCGTCATCTGATAACCCCGCAAGATTTCCGTGGTATGCTGCCTGACTTGCAGTAAATGTTTGGGTGAATGCACTTTGAACTAAGATTGGCGTGGCTGTTCCTTGCTTGAATATAACTCTCCCAATTAAAATAGCACTTTCTGATAAGTGTGCGGGTATTGAAGCTGGTGGAGATTCGGCTTCTGCTTCTGCAGATGAGTTGTAAGTATTTTGAGGATATACTAATGAAATCTCTTGGTCGTCTGCTTCTGAATAACACCAGTAATTAAAATATTTATTATTGCCTATTGTTTCAAGTGTGTTAGTTGATAATTGGTTCCATTGAGTGATTGGAAGAATTGCTAAATCTACTTGGGTCCAGGCACTTGCTCCACTTCTCCAGTATAGTTCAAATGTGCTACCTGCTGTGAATGCTGCGATTGGAAATTCATTAAGCCTTGACCATAGTTTTCCAGCAGTTACCGAAACTTGACGACTTGCGTTTACTCCGAAAGATAAACCTCCAAAGTGTTTGTCTCTTACTACTATTCCTTCTGCTTCTATTCTTTGAATTATATTTGTTGTTCCATCTGTAACCCACCAAGGATTGTAAAGAATATGTAATACTCCTGCCTCATTTACTACTTTGGCTAATGGCCAAGAAGTATCTAAATCCCAATCTGTTTCCAATGTTGCTATCTGAGCAGTTGGTGGAGTTCCATATTTGACCATTATGTATCTGACTGTGTTGGTTGGTATTGCTATTCCGTTTACTGCAGCCCAATCAAAAGATAATAATTCTGCGGTGTCTGAATCTGTTGCTTTAATGAATCCAGTTCCTGCTGCAACATTAACTGTTTCACTTCCAGCATCAGTTACATTTCCACCAGTTGCTCTACCGGATGAACCAAATAAATTATTGAACTCGCATTGTGTTTTCCAAGTTGGATCTCCTAATTGTAAAATGGAAGTATTAGTACACGTATTTTTAATCTGATTTTTAAGAATTTCATTCTCTATCAAATGCTTTTCTATCTCGATCTTGTCTAGTCCCATTATGCCCACGACCCTATGTTTGTAATATTATTTTTGAAATAAGTAATTGTCTGAACATAACTACCGACTCCAACGTATTGGACAATGCTTCCGATATAGCTTCCAGATGTTATTCCGGTAGATGTCCCACTTAGCATATAGTTGAATTTCCATGCTGGATTGTTTTTTGTGCCGTCTATTGGGATAGTCTCGTTTATAACAGAATCGACCATTACCCTATTGCCACTAGTTACTCCTGCCTGGTCCGGATTCCCTCTACCGTCTCTTATCTGTTCTGCCATTATCTATGCTTGAGGTAATCAAGACCTCCTACTAAAATTGGGATTAAGTAGAAGTATTTAGTATCTTTCTGCCATGCGGCTATGAGTCCGGTAATAACTACAATCGCCGCTGCCTTTCCGATCTTCCATGCTGTTTTTTTCCAGTCGTTTGCCATTATAATGTTGCGATTAAGGCCAGTAGGGCTACGCCGACGGTAATTATCGTGGTAATCATCCACCTGTTTGCCCTAACTTTTCCGTTTGTTTCTTTTTGACGTATGAGTATTTGTTTATGTTGAACCTCATTGTCCCTTCTAAGTGTTTGGATTTGTTCATAGATATCCTTGTTTGTTATTTTCATGAATGTTTGTTCTACCATTTATTAATGTGTCACCGATGATAATTTTTTTATGTATTCCATTATTGACCAGTAATTAAAAAATCATTAATCCATCCCCCTGTTCCTAATGTTTGAGGCTGTATGACATATGAACTTCCAACGTTTCCGCCACTTGCAGTGATTACTCCGCTTGTTAAAACAAAATTACATCCCCAACTTCTTTCGATTTGTGTATTTCCAACACCTTGAGTATTAGAAATATTCTTAGTGTGGATTATCATATTGTTTAGTCCGGCACCGCTTATAACAACTCTACCAGTCGTATTATCAGTCGTCTGTGCAGTTCCGTTTTTGCTCCACTCGAATTGCCCTATTATGAAATTACTAATTTGTGAGGGTCCAGCCCCAGAATATAAAATTGGCGTTCCTGCATTTTGTACAACGGTAGCACTTCCAGTATTTGTAGCTTGAATTACTTGACCTATAATTTTCGGGTTAAACAAATTCACTTCACTTGCATAAATAGGATCATTGCCTACTTTTGGGAAGACTCCTTCTGCTGTTGCCATTATAATTTTATAGGATTTTACTTAATATAGATTGACTTTAAATATATATATCAAAAGATTAAGAAGCTCCGCTTTCTAAAACCTGTAATGTTGAATATATCTGCAATTCATTTGTACCATCAAAACCTAAACTACCAAATCCTTCTCTTTGCCAAGCTGAACCAATAAATCCTGTTCCAGACGCTACATCAAATAAGCCGAATTCTGTTAGGGCCAATCCACTCATCTGAACAAAGTTAAAGTCTGCTTGAAATCCTACTTTTCTATCTTCAATAAAGTTTGGGCTTCCAGTTATTGCAGTTCTATTAACTTCTGTCGTAAGTGTTGTATCGCTTACGAGTACTGCGCTTGAGCCGGTTCCGATTCCTACATATTGAATGTACAAATTAGGCAAACTTGAACCAAGTCTATATGCTACAAATTGTCTTCCTACGTTAGTAAATACCATTTTTCCTCCATTTTAATTTAAAAATCCTCCACTTCTTACTGTTGTAAAGTCTGTAAATATTTGAGCCGACCCAGTAAAGCTTCCCGCACATAAACCCTGGTCTGTCCCAGAAGCACAATGAAACGGATTAACGGGCGGAATGAATCCGATCGAATAAACATGATATCCAGAGCCAGTTACTACACTTTCTCGAATCTCCCAATAAGAACCAACTACACTAAATTGATTTTCTGCTTGTTCTAATCGAGTGATGGTGTCTGCTTCTTGTCGATCTGCTTCTTCGATTGCATTTAGTCTTTTTCTTATATCTGTTATCTCGTCAGTGATATCTATGATTTTCTTATCTAATCTAATTTCAATTATTTTCTCTGAATTAACTGTGTTTTTATCAAAGATGTATTTAACATTTAGTATTCCAACTTCTTCATTTATGTTAAAATTATCTAACACAACACTAGCCGTATTCCCAGGAGTAATATCATACCATCCTTTAATTTCGCATTCTACACCATTAAATGGATTGGCATTTTTTAATTCTTTTTTTAGTATTGCAGTTGCGGTGTTTGGATCATTAATTGTTTTATCGTTGATTATTAATTCTTTTTTGCCATACAATAAAATTGACTCTCTATCTTGACCAAACTTAACGATTGGGATGTCTCTGTCATAATCAACTACAATAATTGAACCATTTGCTGGAACTGAATCGTATCCAATATCTGTACCAGAAATAAAGACAATCAGCCTGTCATCAAAACTTACTAAATATTGTGGACCACTTACTGGTTCTACGGTCAATTCGAATACCCCACCTATTTGGTGTACTCCGTTGACTGTTATAGATGTACTTCTTGGTTTAGATAAAAGTGTGAATACACTCCCACCTCCGCCATCTTGAGTAAAAGTTTCTTGATATCCGGCAAGTGCCCTATTCCCATATATATGAATATAATTTGACATACCTTCTCTCGTCTTATTTAATGTGCTTTTATTGATGTTTGTATTATCTAATGTGATCCCAGAACTAATATTTTCTCTTTTTTTAAAATTTAAGTCTCGGTTATTATCTATATAAAAAAAATATCCAGCCAATTCTGCTAATTGTTGAAGCGCCTTAAACACATTAGTGTGATTAAAAACAATCCTTTTTAATGTCGTTTCTGTAGTCTCCACATTAGTGGTCGTAATATTAGAGACATTATTACTTATTATTGATTTTACTATGTCGCTAATTTCCGTATCTGTGAAAACGATTGGCTCGACCGTTGCGTCTTGAAGTTTTAGGGAATAATCCCTTCCAAATAAATCTACAAATTGAGACTTTCCCCTTCCTCTAAATTGCACTCTTTCAATAATTCCATATAACAAGGTCGTTGTTCCATCTGAATCATCTGCAAATATCTCTATATCTTGACCTATAGGAAAACTATTAGCATGCTTTCCAAATGGAGAATCGTATGTTATTTGAAAATTAGAAGAAGAGTTATAATCACTAATGGCTTTGTTTACTTTCAATCTTTGATAGTCGTTGAATTCTACTCCTACAACTTCTACTTTTGTTGTTATCATAGACTAACCTTATTATTTAACATATTAGATATTGCTCTACTTACTTCTTCTGCGTCGAGTCCGATAATATTATCTATTGTTATGAAAACTCCGCCTCCTTGATTCGCTTCATTTCTAGCGATATCCGATTTAAATTCTCCAAATCTAGTTCCCTTAGCACTACTTATAAAAGCATTTGGATTAAAAATATCTCCAGAACTAGCAATTAGTTTTTGCCCCTGTAATTTATTAACTAATTCTTGTTCTTTTGATAATTCTTTGACCGCATCTATTTGTTTTTGCGTTCCTTCTGTAGCATCTATCTGTGATTGTCCTAACTCTCTAAATGATTTGTTTACGCCGGTAAGTATTGTATTAACATCTTCGACTAAATGTTTGGTTTTCTCGGATTGACTTTCTAATGATGCAACTAATCTTGATGAAAGATCGACATTATCTATCCCCCCAAGGCTCTTCTTGCCCAGAACATTTCTTACTACATTTATCCCGTCTATTATTTTATTAATTCCGTATATGAATCCATTAATGAAAACTTCCCAAGATTTTGCTATCCCGAATATAATTGCAGTAATTGCAGTAGAAAAACCCAAAACACCTATTTGGAATATTTTGAATGCCGCTATTGAAGATGCTGAAATTAAACCTAATACCTCACCAGTTGTTTGTCCAAATTTTACCCAACTATCTTCTGACTTAGGCAAAGCTACTTGAAAATTTTCAATAAATGCCTTTCCGAATTCTGTCCTAAAATCTGAAAATGATTTGGTTAATCTTTGTATATCGGTTATCGCATCTTCTGGAATTACTCCACCTAAATTGGACGCAGAAGTTTGCAATGCTTCCATTGCTGCTGCATTAAATGCAGTTTGTCTTTCTTGTGCTGTCAATTGTGAAGTAACTTTACCTATTAATAATGCATAATCATCATATACATCACCTGCTTTAATTATAATACCCAAATTATCTAGAATCATTCTACTTTGACGACCAATACCCAAAGTTATATCTGAGATAGCTTCAGTAGTAGTTCTTCCTGCTGCCCTACCAACTATGGCGGCATTTTCAAATAATTTTGGAAGTGCTTCTTGGTCTAATCCTAATAAGAGGGCTTTATTGGCATTAGACATTAATTCAAAGTTACTTATTGTTCCCTTTGTTGCTTCGTTTAAATCTACTAAGAATTTATCACTCGCTTTTGATAATTTTTTAAAACTCTGCTCAATTGGTATCATTTGAAGTCCTGCTTTGACTGCAGATACTGTAAATGCTGTAAGGGCTGTTGCCGCAGCTACTCCAGCAATTTTTGCCACTTTCATAAACTTATCCATTCCAGTAGTGGCTTTATTAAATTCCTTACTATATTGATCAATAGCTTTTATCACTATTGCTACTGTTGCTCCACCTGCTATTCCAGATAAAAATCCGCTTACCATTTTTTATTAGCTTTCCTTTGTGCTTTTTTATGATCTCTTTCCACTTTCTTCATATATGCTACGACTCCTAAATAATCAGTTACTTTCATTTCTCTTAAATAATCAAGTGTCCAATGAAAATAATCACATATTGCCAAATTAGACATTAATACCTTATCTATTTGGCTTCCTGAAAATCCGAATCAACTAATCCGTTTATTTCATTAACGGCATTCATTATCTTAATACCGTCTTTCATTCCTAGATTGTCATATTCTTCATCAGTTATACTAGCAGAATTTTTTATCATAAATTTAGACACATCTTCTTTCTTCATATCTAAAGCTACAGCTATATCTTTGTATTTCAATTCCTTTATGGTATATTTTTTTTCTCCAATTTCGATTATTTTTTCTTCCATTGCTCCTCCTAGTTTAGTTATGCCTTTCGGCGCATGCTTAAAATTAAGCGCATGCTAATTAAAATGCTTTATAAACTACTCTGTCAAATGCAGAGCCGATTACTGTTTGTGGTTTAATTTCCATAGTATATTCACTTGGTCCGTCTGTAGTACTTGGTATGTCCATACTCATTATTCTACATCCACTCATTGCAAAGATTGCGTGCTGACTTCCAGCTGTAGCATCTGCATTTAAGTCGAATACAGCATTGAATACTCCATTGCCTTTGTACAAGTCTGTATAAAGTGTATCTGCTAATGGTGCGTCTAAGTCTGCCGTAACACTTAATGTGTAATCTCGTGCGCCTGGGAAAGGTGCTGCAATTACTCTACTACCATTTAGATAATGTGGCGCTTCAGTATTATTATTAATCTCAAAGCTGATATCCTTCGCTGTCTGAATAACGTTTCCTGAGATAGTCAAAGAACAATCACTCCACAGATATGGTCTGTTTAGTTCTTCTGTTACTGCTGTTGTAGCGCCAGAAGAATGACTTAAACTTTGTCCAATGTATCCTACTTCCATACTAACCTTCTCACCTTGAGTTGCGTTGATAGAAACACTATTTGGAACGCATCCTTTTATTGTTCTAATAAAGTTTGCTCCGGTTCCTGGACTCTGTTTTGAATCTTCAAGTGTGAAACTAATTGGTGCTTGTAGTCTATTTGTTCCGCTAGTGAACGGACTCTGCCAACTTGCCGTGCTTTGCTCTGTTACTAAATGACTAACTTTTGAACCAGCTGCTCCGTCTGCTCCACTACCAATTGCCCAAAAAGCGAATCTCATGTCTTGTGGGTGAAGTGTTAGTGTTCCAGTTACGTCTTGTGGACCTTGATCCATATCGTCGTAATTTCTACTTGCGTTTCCAAGATAATTATTCATTATTTTGTTTTCTGCATCATCAATTGAATTTTCTTGTACTTGTCCTGGCCATACTCCTGCTCCGCTAGTTGTTGCGTATGTTCCGGACTCATGTAAGAGAACTACTTTGTTTGTATCTGATATATATCGTGCGATTTTTTAACCTCCTATTTAATTTAATTATAAGTTGAAGAATTGATAACTTAATTGTATTATCCTCGATTTAGTTCCGCCTTCGCCTGGCTCGTCTACTCTTACTGCACTTCCTACATTAAAGTCGTGAAAGTCGTTTGCTATTGAGCCAGTACCTACATATTTTATGTCTGCTAGTAGATCTAGAATTTGTTGAGTGATTTGGTCTGATTGTGCGACTGATTTACTCCAGACCCTTATTTCAATTGTCAATCCTATATCCATAAAGGTGCTATGCATTCCTGCATTACTCTCCTCGATATTATTAACTTCGACAGTGATAAGTGGATATTTTACTTCACGTTCTGGATAAGATGTCATAACAAATTTAGAACTAGAACCCCTCAATGCACTAATAGGATCTGTAATGTTCGAACTAATCTGACCTTTTAAAAAAAAGAGTACATCTTTTATCAATGTGTTTCTGTTTGCCATCGCTTTGGAATTTAACTAATCGCTTTTAGTCAAAATAAGTAAGTTATGTTTGTTTATATAAGTTGATTGTTAGAATATATATTATTGATTATTAAATCTTATTAATTTCTTTTTGAATAATGTCTCTGTTTTTCTGCTTTTCTCGTGCTAGAGTGTTTCTGAAATGCTTTCTAGGTGAGTTTTTGAAGTTAGTTCCGTATTCTAATTTACCTGCGTATGGGATTTTTGAGAACACTATTGTTTTCTCTTTATCTGCTGTAAAATCCACAGAATTCATAAATCTTCCAGTATCAACACTTTTTGGTTCGGCTCGTTGGCCTGCAATAGAAGTTTTGACTTCTCCTTGTGTATGTATGCCGACTAGATTCATTGCTCGAGTAATACTTCCTTTAACGTTTTTTCCTTTATTTTTTAAAAAGATTCTTGTCTCTGGTATTCCCAGTATCTTTATTGAGGTTGTCATTATATTAAACTACCAGTAAGTCTTCTTAAGAATTGGACTTTATAGACTGGTGTTGCCTCTGTTTCATACATTATGCCACCATCTGGGATAGTTGTGTATAATTGACCAGGGCTACCTATTTGCACATCCGTCATCTGAGAGCCACTTGTGAACGTGATAGAGCCGCCTATAAAGAGTTTTTTGTCTGAATCGATAAGTTTCCCTTGTTGTAATAAAACTGACTCATTTGACCCTTCTCTGCCTCTTACTGGGAATACGACTCCACTTGTCCAGAAGTCTGTGCCGGATTGTGCTAATGATACTTCATCGTCCCACACTGATCCAACGGTTTGAGTAAAATATCTTATTCTTAATGGTGTTCCTGCTAGTTCAATCGTTCGATTTAAAGCGGCGACTAACTTAGCATTTGTTCCCATTTAGCTTAAACTTCTAGCAAAACTGGTTTTCATACCAATTGCTTTAAGTTGACTATCTGCTAAATCTCTCCAGAACTTGGAACTCATACCTTCGCCTGTTTCTTCTACGCTTAATTCGCCGAGCTTCAATTTTTCTCCACCTGCTTGTGCTTGTGAGAAATCAATTGCATCTGCTTTAGACATATTAACTATTGCTGGTTGAAATTCTGCCGCTATTGAATTGGATCCTATATCTTCGCCTACATAATTCTCTACATGCTGGCGATTCATGTCCACTACTGCTATTAGGTTTGCCCCACTTAGTCCTGCGGGGATATTGTTAAAACTTGTTTGAAGGAAGTTTGCTATTGATCCTATTGTGTTGAGTGCCATTAAATGTCCCCCACCTGACAAGATTGTCCTTCTTCATGGTTACATGTGTGTAGTCTATACTTGTATGTCTTGCCTGCTTTGTCTTTTGCCTTACATTTGTCTTTTGCTATGGTCTTTTTTGCTTCAGAGTAATCACTTGCTACTTCTTCTTGGATAAAATCTCCACCTTCTACTTGTTCGATTGCTTCAATATATTTCTTCATAGTCTAAGCCTCATAAGTTTACTTCTTTCTCCAGATGTTAATGCACGATTATAAATTCTTAAATTTTGTAGTTTACCTTTAATTGGTCCAGCACCGCTTCCTATCTCGAAAATATTCCCTACTTTTGGAGATAAATATGTTTCAGTCATACTTTCCCCTTTAGTCCCATTATGATAAATAGTATATTTTCTATTTAAACATACGATAGATATGAAGCTCCAGTCGTCTAGTGTTATACTATCTGTGGATATTGAATTCATCCAATCAGAGGCAGCTCCTAAATAAAACATTGTTGAGGCTGTGGCACCATCTAACTGAATTGAATATCCTTGTTCATTAAATCCTCCATATTCTAAAATTCTTGGAAATCCTGCGATTTGAGTAGAATCAATATATTCCCAAAAGGTTATAGTAAAGTCTCCAGTTAAATCTAATATAGATGGAGCACCACAATTAACAATATCATCAACCCCATCAAAAAACATAGCATTTCCGATTCCATTAATCCCAGTAGTATTTGTCGGACCAGTGATAGTTCCATCATTAAAGTTTGCTCTGTCGATTGCTAGAGTCGCGCTAGAATCTTTTAAGTCATCTAGTTTCCAGAATCCAACTAATCCCCTATCGATGTCGTCACCGCTACGCTCGTAAAGTATCATTATGCACCTCTACCTGTTACAGTTGTTGTTACGCTCATTGCCCCAACATTTGAACCAATTGCTTGAGTTCTAATAAAAGGGAAATGTGAATTATAACTAAATACATCTGTTTGAGTTGCTGTGCCGGATTCATAACGCTTATTATCTATTGTGAACCAATTAGTATTATCTGGACTTACATCAATTGTTACGAATAATTGCGAACCTGTTCCTGTCCCGCTTCCTGCAGTTAACGCACTAATAAATACAGATTTATTTGTAATTCTTTCTATATTGAAAGCACTACCAACTGCTGTACTGTTTGTAGCACTAATACTAGCTTTATTGAATATGTCAGCTGTCATCTTATGCTCCCGAAACTAGATGTACCCATTCGGAACCTCCTTGTGCTTCGCACATATATAATTCATCATTATCAACATCTTTTACGATATCACTTCCAACGTTTCCAGTAAGAATATTATCTGGAGAACCGTGATGAAGCATAATGCCAGCTACAGCTAGTCCTGATGTTCCTACACCCTTGCTCATTCCATCTACGCAGCCTATTAAGCTGCCTGCTTGTGTTACCATTTCTTCTATCCTCCCTTGTGAGTTTTTGCCTTGCGGCTGAGGTTTTTGATTTCAGCAGATTTCTCGAAACTGCGTTGTTGATTATTTAGCTAAATTTAAGCTGTTGTAATCTTAGAGATTGCTTTTGTCCTTAAGGTCTTTACCGCAATTCTAGTCGTCAATACTGCTCCTTCCATATCGAAAGTAGGCAGAGTAACGTTTTCCATTGTGATATCCCTTGCAATAGCAATTCCGTAGGCCTGTGTTCTATCAAAGATGTATCCACTTGTAGCTACTGCGTTTGCTCCAGCATTTGCGCTAAACGTTGTTACGTTCAATCCAAATATTGTACCAACTCGTCCAGTACCCATAAAAGTAGAATTTCCTGCTTTATCAGCTTCAACGAAAGTATCAATATTCATTAAATCAGAATACTGTTCCTCTCCTAATAGATAATCTGTAGCTCTAAAATCGTTAGATCGCACGTCATAGATAGACTCTGCGATGTTAGCGATTGTTACTGCTGCGCCTCCTGCTGTAGTTGCGTTAGCTGTATCAAGCTGTGCCAGAATTAAATTAGTTTCGTTTTCAGCAAACCTTCGTCCTGCTGCTCGAATATTTCTTTCAAGTAACATAACTTGGGAGTCTTCTATCATTTCTCTAGTAATCCTAATTGCGACACCATATTTAACTGGTGTAAATGCAACGTTGGAAAAATCGATATTATCAAGAATAACTTCTGCTCCTTCACTGATCTCTCGAACATCCATTGTATTTGGAGTTTCCAAATCAATGTACATTGTCGAACCCTTGAATTCACTTGGCCCAATAACGAAAGCTGCCATTTCCCTAGGAATTAGATTCTTTTCAACTTCGTCAATTACCTGTGGCAATATTAATTGTGGAATTAATGTTTGCCCAGCTGTACCATCTGCTCTACTGATATATTCGTTTAATTTTGTCATTGCCATTTTATAAGTTCAAACTAATAAGTGAATATAAGTTAGTTCCAGATGCGGATGTAGTTAAACATCTACCAATTGGTGTTGGGCCCATTGTTGTCAATGGTACCGAACCAGTGTTTAGAATATTTGCTACTCCTCCAGATCCATTATGCATAACTTGTGCTCCACCAGATACGATTTGATGTGCATTGCACAAATAATCTCCTCGTCTTGCAATAGTTACTAATTCGTTAGAACCAGCGTTGTTAAGTGCAATACCATTACAAATTACTGGATTGATTGCTCCTACTACTTGAATGTCTCCGTCTGCGAAAGATGAAATCCCAGAACCTACATCGTTAGATGCGCCAGACGTGTTAACAAATTGTCCTCCAGATATTACTTCTCTTGCTCGGGCAGTGAATGTTCTAGGAACACCTCCGTCTGCCAAAACAACAGCACCCAAAGGGTTAGTTAATATTTCTGTTGTTGTCATTTAATAAACGTATGACTTTCTTTGAATTCCAAAAGATTTGTTTCCTTCTGTGAATACATAATCTCCTTTTTCTTCAACTTCTTCCTCGTCTTCTTCTTCAGCTTCCTCAGCTTCCTCAGCTTTTGCTGGTGCTTCCTCATCTGCGTCTGCCTCCATTAGTGCTTTTAGCGTCTTCTTCTTAGCTTTGATCCTCAATGCTTTAATAGCTTCGTCAATCTTAGCCTCTTCTGCGTCTGCTGTTGGCTCTACTGGTGCTTCTGCTGGAACTTCTGGAGTTTCAGTCTCGGTTTCAGTTGTTTTTTCTTCTTCTTCAGTCATTTTATCCTCCTTTATAACACTTTTAAAATCATCGTTGGATGAATGTAATTTGTACGCATTGTTTAATGCTGTACTGAAAGTTGCTCCGCCATCTGCTGGAACTGCTACTACGCTTAATTCTTTAAATTGAATATTATGTGGGATAATACTACCGTCTTCTGTTTCTTCTATATCCCTGGAATCAACATGTGCTCCGACAGATACAGAATTAAGTAATCCGTCTTTGATTAATTGTTTAACCTTAGCATCTTTGACTACTGCTGTGAATGGAATGTTTCTTAATCCTTCATCCCAATGTGCCGTATTAACTTTTCCAACAATTGAGTCAACAGAGTTATTATGATCTTTTAAAAGTGGTACGCCGGTTAGTGTATTTGCTGCTTTGCTTAATTCTTCGCCAATAAACTTATGCCCGTTAGAAGTAGTTGTTTCATTGATTGCAATACCATTTATTAAAAAGTCTCCGTTTAGTTCTGCACTGGATTGAATAGGAACAAAGTATTCCAGTATCAACTCTTTCTTTTCCATAAAAACATAAGCAATAAGTAGTTTATATTTGTTGATTTTGCGAATATATATTAATCC